TTGCCAATGCTGTGATAGCGAATCCCTGAATCGGCGGTATAAAAGTCTTCCCGATACCTCCTGGCTCCAAAGACATGACTCCATTGATTTCTTGGTATAGACATTTATTGTTTAAATATAAAGTTAGTGCTTTCAAAAATACTTTTCAACTCCTCCCCCTCATCTGGTTCAAAGGTCATTGTATTCCCCCCCATTGCAAATGTTACAGTACAACCCTCCTCATCAAGATATGATTCAAAGGTCACTGTTATACCCTCCCCTATAGCCCACTCCTGTTTGATAAGTTTTTTCATGTTACAATTAGGTTACAATTAAAAATTACTTGGGTGTGCCAGCCCACCAATATCCATTAAGAATCCGTCAGGAGTGCCGAACTTGTTTAGGAACTTATTAGGAACCTCATACAAACCACCCCGGACCTTGAAAGTAGTGCCATTGGATCTCTTTCTCTCCTCGCCATCCTCGAAATACCCGATCCCTGTCACCCTATTCAAAACGTCAATCTTTTTAACCCAGCCAGTAAACTCTAATTGACTGGTTGTCCTGTTAATACTAGCGAATAGGTAAATATCATTTTTGTAATTCTCGCCCTCGACCTGTGAGGCGAATAGGTTGTTGGTAAAGTAGTCCCGAACATCACAATCCCGGCCCATAGTTTTAACGTCAATAGCCACGTCTAGTAAAGTGAAGTCGATCCCATTGTCAAACCCCTTCTTTCCGGGTCTTTTCAGTCCAAACATATCAGCAAAAACAACCTCGCCAAGTATTCCTTCGTATTGTTGTTTTTTACTTCCATCAGTCTTGTCTCCACGATTAGCAATAGAATTCTCCTGAACGTATTTCCACGCCCATTCTTTTTGTTCTTGTGTCAGTAAGTATTTAGTCATTTTTTATTATTTTAAGAATCCAGTTTTTTTGTCCCTGGTTTTAAGGAAAGCCCAAATGCAAAACAGTCCGACCCACCCGGCGAAAACAGTCACAAGGATAGCTTTCCATGTAGTCCTGTTGCGACCAAGAGCGACCCTATAGGCAAGATAGATTGGCAATACAAACACGATCCCGAGGTAAATAATTCCTTCCATATTGTTTTGGTTAAAAGTTATCTATATTAATAGTTGCGACCTCCAGTTTATTGATGCTCTGCATACAGGCAAGGTCGGTCTTTACTTTCTCCAGCTTCGCCCAAGCCTTTAAGAAGTCATTATGGGCAAGATTAAGAGCTTTTAGGTGGTCTTTGTAGGTCACATCCGACAGCCCACGTCTTTTCTTTTCCGCTTCTGTTCCGGTATAGCAAGACTCGCACCCAGCCAGGATCGTCTTTTGTTGGCCTTTCAGGTTCTCGTATATAACCTTCGACCGCACAAACTCGTCCAAAGCCGGGTTAATGTCCTGCGGGATCTTCATCAACCTGTCTTGTAGTTCAGTTTTGGTGATCATATCGTTGGGTTACTTCAAATAGTTTCTGTTGAGCCGCCATTTTTACAGGTTCGTCAACTATTACTTCCAAAGGCTTTATTCCTTCAACTATTATCGGCAAGACTTTATGCGTCCGGCAAGTGTCGATCCGCACCCGGAATCTTTCGTTCTCATGCTCGCCACGCTCCTCGGATAGTTCAACAGCCTCCTCTAATCCGATCCGGAAAAAGATCCGCCTTCCTCCAGTAGCGACTATCAACTGCAAGATCTCGCAATCGCTCTGTCTCAATTTGTGAATCAAGGAGTATTCCAGAGAAACGCTCCGGTCCATCATAATCACATCCCGGCTAGGGATATGTCGGGTAAAAACACCGTATTCGATATTTCCATATCGTTCCTTTTCGCCCTCCTCGTTGTCGAGGTAAACTTGTGCCATAGGTTTTGAGGTTAAGATTTTTTGTTTTGCATGTCTTTGAAGTTCAGGCATAACATCTCGAAATTTCTAATGTTAGTGCAAGTAGTGTGATTCAAGGCTTTTTTAATAACTTCCTCCCCGAATTGCAACCAGTATTCGTTTGCATGTTCTTTTGCTTTCGCTCCTGCTATATACTCGTCCTTGATATTGTAATTATACCTTTCTTTGAGCCATTTTAACAGGAGTAATGCTGTTTTATTATACGCCATAATCGAGTCGATTAAGGTATTCATCGACCGCACTTTTCGGGATCCGGTAGACAGGGTGAACATCCCCATTTGAGACATTCAAAGCCCGCAATTTTCCACCTTTAATCAGCTTCCGGATAGTCGAATCTCGACCCGGGAACCAATTAGCCCTAGAAAGTTCTGTTATAGTATACTGTTGTTCAAAGTTCATATCGCTAGGTTAATAAATTGAAAATCCACTATTCCCTTCCAAAAACTTAATAAACTCCTCGACATTGCCAACATCAAAAGGATAGCTGGTTTTAAAATCATCCACCTCTCCACGCCCTCCACAAACATTGCACTCCCCTACCACATATTCATCATTTCTATTCCCCAACCCTTTGCAAATATCACACTCCACAAGGGGCAAAGCTTTTATTTTTTTATTGTAAGCTTTTTCATATTCCAAAGCCCTTCCGCTTATAACTTCTGCTTTTAAGCAAACAAGCACCTTGTCCTTGAGATCCTTACCGATAACATCTCCACTATTAGAAACCCCTTTACACTTGTCCTCCTCTGTCATAAATTCATCACACGTTTTACAAACATAATCCCACAACGGTCGCCACCACCAGATGTTGTTTCTAAAATATTCCCCCTTCTTGTTTTTAGGCTTTACGCCTGATAAATCAAACCCCATATTGTAATTAGTTAAATGGTAAATCCAGAATTTCCTCCGGGCATTCCTCGGGACCTTCGTCCGGGACCTCAACTTCTGGGTGAAGATCCTTTTTTGTAGGAACCTTATAAGTAGTTTCCTCCAAAGCTGTGATCCTTTTGTCCTGTTCTAGCACCAGTACCTCGAGCATGTCCGCTTTTGTAGGCTTGGAGAAGTTCAAGTATTCTCCGTTCTTTTCTACGTTCAGCATTACAACCTGATTCTCCGAGAATGAAGCGGTCCAGTCGTCATAATCACAATGCGATAGTTTGTATTGCTTCTTGTCATCCCCTGTAATATATAACGTGACGTAAGTGAACTTCTTTCCCCTTTTGTCTATATACTCGGATCCGTCCTTTTTTACTACGTTCCGATATATTTTATCGATTTTAATTTTTTTCATATCATTTCCAGTTAGTAAATCCTTGTGTTAAGGTTTTTATTTGTTCCAACTCGGTGTCACTATAACCCAAGCAGGTCTTTTCTCTCTCTATGATTAAATTCTTATAGGGCGAGTATGCAACTTGCCAACTGTCTCCTATAACTTTTTTATTGTTCCGGGCTTTCGATATGTCGCCCTTACTTACAGTTTTCCAATCTAGCTCCAACACCGGAATCTTATACCTAAATTCACTTTTCGGCTCCTCCTGCGGCAGAACGTGGTCAAAGTATAGATCGCTCCATCTTTTATAAACATCCTCGAGATCGAACTCGACCGCCAAGCATTTAAACACCGACTTCCCTGTTCGTAGCAAGGTGAACTCATGCATCTCGCCGGTCCCCCGGTCCATATAGATCAGCTTTCCTTTGTCCTCATTAAGAGCGTCCATGTAAACCGCCAACTGTTTCAAGTAAGAGGATCGAGGTTTTCCTTCCCGCAACTCTTTCGCCTGATACATTCCATAATAAGTTTTTACTTCCAACGGATAGCCCTCTTTAAATCTTCCGTCCAGGTAGCCGCTAATCGGCACACCATTCCGGGTCATCTCTATTCTTAACTGCTCCTCCGGGACCCCCTGCAATAACCCCATTTGATCAAGAGTTTCTACCAAAGCTTTCTCGGTCATTTTCGCCGCACTAAACATTGTTAGCTTCTCTGCCTCGATAGGATTCGTTGGTTTTGTCCCCACCCAGGAGTGGTAAAGGTCAAAGAGTGGCTTTTCACAGTCCGTTGCCCAGAAGGAGGTCCGTTTGTGTTCGTGTTCCCCGTCCAATTTAGTGAGGTGTTCTTGCATCTGCGTTATAAGGTATTTATTTTCGTCCATCTTGTGGGTGGTTATTTTTTACTCCGCACTTTGAACAGAATTTTTCAAATGGCAGCATGTCTTTTTTACACCCGCCACACGCCGTAAGGTCGTCAAGTTTCGACCCGCACTCGTAACAGTAAAAATCCTCCCTGTCACAACCTGTTACCCTTTTACATTTATTGCAGTACATTTTCGTTTTTGGTTAAAGGATAGTCAGTTAGAGCATTGATGATCATCTCGTTCATCCCGAGGATCATCTCGCCGTTGTCCGAGGCCCGCTCCATCGCCTCGAGGTTGTCCTGGTAAAGCTGTTTTACTTTTCCCATGTTGTTTTTGGTTAAGATTAAATTTGTTTACGCTGTGTGAGTCTCGCCCATCCTTTCCAACCTTCTTGTTATTCTTTCGGCTTTTTTGTCATTCCCGTTTTCCAACGCTTTGTCTAGCCCCCACTTTAAGTCTTCGGCTGTTTTGGTTTCCATCGTGTTTTGATTAAGATATTTAACACCTATATATTAACAATGTTTAACAAACAATACAAGGGAATAATACCGTTTTTCTCTAATTACTTGTTTTTA